CCTTCGTCTCGTTGAGCGCGGTCGTCGCCGTGGCGGTGTTCGGCCACGTGACGGACGGCCGGGTGACGGTCGTGCCACCCCAGAATCCGATCTTGTCGGTGGAAGCGCCGCCCAGGAGGGCGCCATCGGGACTGCCGGTGTCGAGTCGTTCCGCTGCCATGTTCGTTGTCCTTTGGTTGACGGGGCCGGGTTCGCCCGGCCCCTATGGGTTAGGCGACGGCCGAGCCGATGAGACGGCACGCCCAAGCCGGGCGGATCGTCGCGTAGCCGAACAGGCAGTCGATCCGCATGAGCAGGCGGTCGTTCACGATGTCCGAGGCCTGCCAGACGCGAAGCGCGATGCCGTCTTGCGTCAGGCGCTGGCACTTGTGCGCGTCGTCCATGATCGGCAAGTCGGCCGTCACGAACGTGAAGGCGTCCTTGTGGTACATGAGCGCCGTGCGGTACGAGGCCGAGGCCGAGCCGATGGGGGTCGCGGTTTCGCTGTCGAAGTCGGCAGCCACGCTCGCGCCGCCCGTCGAGTTGCAGACGTTCTGCTTGGCGCCGGACCAGTAGATGCGCGGCGAGATCGTCGCCGTGGTGCCGGTCGAATCCGCCGTGACGACGAACTGCTGGAGGTAGCCGAGGTTCGCCTTCGTCTCCGGATGGCAGGCGAAGACCTTGGGCAGCGTGAAGACGTCGCCCCTGTTGACGACTTCCGCGCCAGACCACGTGATGGTCGAGGTGGAGCCCGATCCGCCGCCGTCGGTGATGGTGGCATCGGCAGCCGTCGCCAGCGCCGCGAGGCCGGAGCCCACGGTGTGGGTCAGGATGCGCTCGTTTTCGTACCAGTCCGAGCCCATCGACCGGCCGTAGTAGCCCTCGGTGAAGGCCTTCTTCACCTGATCCTGCGGGTGGAAGAGCGCCTTCGCGCCGTTCACGACCGCGCCCATCTGGACGGAATCCAGTTGCAGCGAGCGGTTGCCCATCGGGGCGAGGCCCTGGTTGATCTTGGCGCGGGCGTTCACGAAGGCCACGAGGTCGCCGCCGTTCGCAAGCGCGGTGCCGGCAGCGCCAGTCAGGTTGTAGACGTCCTTCGTCACGCCCTGGATCACGTCCGACTCGATCTTGGAGACGAGGACGGACATGGCCGGGTCGATGTAGCGTTCGGACAGCTTGTCGATGGAGAGCGTCAGTTCGTCGGACGTGAACTGCATGTCGACGTGGTACTGGCTCGCCATCGTGACCGATTCGTAGCCCTCGGCCTGATCCTGCGAGTCCATCGCGCGGGAGGCGGTCGTGACGGTGTACTGGTTCGGTTTGCGGATGCGAAGCGCGCTGCCGATCTTGGCGCCCTTCTTCGCGTAGCTGTCGTCGTAGTCGCGGTTGATGGTGCTGATGAAGGTCGCCTTTTCGTGGGCGAGCCTCATCGATTCGTTGGTGATCTGGGTGATCACCTCGAGGGAGTTGCTCATGGGTCAGTCCTTTGCGAAAGCCGAAGCAAAGGGGCGTTACTTGCGCCCCAATTGCCGGTTCCGAGCCGCGACCCAGGTCTTGTAATCGGGGGCGTTTTCCACCGTGTAGGTGGTGCCACCCGAACCCGAGTTCGGCACAATCGGAGCCGGCGCCGTTGTGGGCTTCGGGGGGGCTTTCAGTTGCGTCGCGATCTTCTCAATCGCAAGCACCTGCTGACGAGTGGACAGATTGGCGATGCGAGCGGCTTCGGCGTGGTTCTGTCCGAGGAAGTACAGGACATCGTTTCCGGCGTCCCCGAGGTCTAGCATCGTCTCGCCCATGATTTCGGTCACGGGGAAATGCGACAGTGCGACCTCCTCGAAATCCTCGTACTTCTCCAGCCCCTTCGCGAGCGTTGCGCGGACGGATTCGGCCTTCTTCGCCTGTTCCGCCTGTTGCCGCGCTTGACTCGCCTGTTCACGCTCCGCTTTCAACGTGGTGGCGACTTCGTGCTTGATCACCGCCTCGTTGTAGGCGTCCCAATCCTTGAACTGATCCGGCGTCGGCCTTCCCTGCGCCCTGGCAGGAGCGTCCGGTTCGGGGGCGGCGCGCGGCTGGAGTTGCCTTTCGGCGGCCTCCCGCATTGCCCGCTCATACCCGAGCCTTTCGGCCCTGCGTTCCGCTTTCGCCCTCTCGCGCGTCACAACCCGGTCGAAATCCTCCTGGGTGAACGTGCGCGTGGTCGCCGGCTTGTTCGGTTCGCCTGTGGGCGTATCGCCTTCGGGCTTCGCAGATCCTTCAGCCGCCGGGGCGTCGGGTGCGGGGGTCGCAGATACGGCCTCTGCGGGGGGCGCGGCAGCGTCGGAAACGCTGGCGGGTGCTTCGATGTCGGCCATGAGCCCTCGTCGGTGGACGGACTCGGAATAGCCGCCGAGTCGGCACGCCCGCGCGTTCAAACCGTCGCTAGGCTTGCCGTCCTTTTACCGTTCGCGCGTGAGCCTTTGGGATAACCACTACATCAGGAGGAGTTCGTCGTCCTCTTGCATCAGCCGCTTGTGATGCGCCAAGACGCGGGAGACTTCCAGGCGCATCGCGGCCTCGATGGCAGCCGTGCGCGCCACGTTCACCCGGTCAAGGGCTGCGGCAAGCTCTGCGCGCTCGAGATCCGCAACGGACGGCACCGGGCGCGGGGCGAGGATCTTGGCGACCACCTTGCGCGCGGCCACTTCGACCGCCTGCTCGGCCTTAGCCTCTACGCGCTGCTCGTCTTCGTCGTCGTCGCGGTAGTGGCGGCGATGGTCGGGAAAGTAGGCAAACCCGCCAGATGGTGCGGCCGGCGCGTCATTGTCTGCGGCGGTAAGCGTGGCCGATCCCGATAGGGACGCGCCCTGACCTGCAAGGACGCCGCTCGCCGCGTGAATCCGTATCCGTTCCGCAACCCCGGAAAGGCTCGACCCCGGCCCGACAAGGGTTCCGGTCGTCGCGTGTGTCGCGCCGGGTGTTGCCCGGTCAGCCGCTCCAACGATGACCGCGCCGGGTCCGGTGAGTGCGCCGGTTGTCTGGTGCGCCCGGAACCGCGCCGAAGTCCCGACGACATCGCCAAGCTGGCCGACGAGAGCGCCGGAAGTCGTGTGCGCCCGGTAGCGGCTCGCGCTGCCATCTAGGGACGATCCGGGGCCGGTCAGCGTTCCCGATGACGCATGAGCGCGGAAGCGCGTCGCCGTGCCATTGATGTCCGCGCCTTGACCCGCCAGCACGCCGCTCGTTGCATGGGCGCGGAAACGGGTGGCCGAACCATCAAGCGTAGCCCCTGGGCCAGCCAGAGCCCCCGTGGTGGCATGGGTGACAGGCCCGCCGGCAGACGCCAGGAGCGAGCCGAAAAGGAGCGATAGCCCCGTCCCCTCGCTGCCGCTATGTGCCTCTGCGCTTCCAGCGACTACCGCACCCTGGCCGGTTAGAACGCCGGTCGTGGCGTGGGTTACCGCTCCAGAGGAATGCGCCCACCCGAGGAATACGCGAGAGCGGGCCATGACCAGACCTACACCGAAGTGTTGATGGCGATGGTTAGGTCAGCCCACTCGGGCGGCGAGGTCTGGTCGGAGAAGATTATCGTGACCTTGTCCGTGTTCATTTCCGTCTGGCTGACCTGCACGCGCACGATCTTCCCCGAGGCGGGCTCAATCGTCGGAAGCGTGGTCAGGTTCGCCGCCGCGCCGTTGTTCTTGATGATCTTCACGTCGCCCGCCGCGAGGGTCGGGTTCGCCTTGAAGAGACCGGGATTGAGCCAGTCCTCCAAACTCACGTCGAACTCGAAGTCCTCGTTCTTTACGGGCGGATTCCAAGGGGCAGCCATAGATCACCCAAAAAGTTGGTAGCTGGCGCGAGGCTGGACAATGTCCGTGACGACCATGATCTCCTCCAGCGTTGCGTTGTTGAGGAAGGCAACCGGGGGCATCCGCCCCTTGCCGGTGTGCCGGGAACTCGTCCAGATAGCCGGGATGTTGTAGGTGCGCGTTCCCGCAATCACCTTCGTCTCCGGTCCCCATGTCGTCCCGCCATCGGTGGACTGCTTGCAGTAGACCGAGAGCGCCGTCTGCACCGTTTCACCACCCGCCGAAGCGCCCGCGTATAAGACGGTGATGATGCCCGTGGCCGCGTCATAGCTGACCGCGCAGAGGTCTTGGTCATCCGTTGAATTCAGGACGACGTTCGTGCCTTCCGTGATCGAACCGGAGTCAATCGTCCAGAACCGCAAGTCCGCGTTCGCCGCGTCTCGCGCCGACCACGCGACGAGATAGTGCTGCGTGTTGGCAATGTCGTAGGCCACATCGAAAGCGCGGAAGCTGGTCGCCGATGAAACCTTCGTCATCGACGTTGCGATGCTGGTTTCGCTCCACGAGTTCGCGGAATCGTCGTGGAGCAGTCGGCTGATCTCGCTCGCGCTCGTATCCCAGAAGACCGCCATGATGTCCTGCGTGTCGGCCGCATCGTAGTCGGGCAGCAGGATGATGGCATCGTTCGCGGCATTGGCCTCGTTGATGGTTCGCGCCGCATCCCACGCGCCGTTCGGCACGTTGGCGGTCGGCAGCCGGTAGAAACCGCCTTCCGTGCCCGCGTCAATACACGTCCGACAGTAGACGTTCCCGCCCACCGCGCGGGTGACGGACAGGAAGCCAGTCGTCGCCGTCGAAGCCCCTGCGAAGATCACCGTCTGCGTCGAAAGCGCGTCGCTCGACTCGGTGTTGATCGTGCGGTAGAGCGTGTCGTCCGTCGCGCTCTCTGTGTAGACGCAATGGATCAATCCCGCCGCGATGTTGCTCCAGCGGTCGAACCACACCGACAGCGCGACTGCGGTGCCCGCGAAGACGATAGTCGAATTGCTCCACGTCAATCCGTTGTCCGTGGACTTCTTGAACGCAACGTCCGAGCCCGAGTCTATGTAGACCAGATACAGGTCTCCGTTGTTAGCTTGGATGAGATTGTTGATCCCACCCGAGTTGAACATCGCATCGGCTGTGGACTGCGCGACTGTTTTTTCGACGTAGCGGGGCATGATCTACTTGTAGAAGATGTTGACCAGCACTTCGTTCGCCCCCGGAGCGCCCGTATCCGCATCGGCCACGCCAGTTGTCGCAGCCACCGTGATAGCGGTCGAGAACCCGACGCCCTGCGCGAGCGCGATCACGCCCGATACGTCATCGGTCGCGTTGCCGGGCAGCGCCAATGTGAGTACGGGCGTCGTGGTGCCAACCGTCACGCTCGCGGCGGTCGCGTTGTAGAACTTCAGGAACCGCGTCGAGGTGGCCAGGTTGGAGAACCAGAAGCCGAAGACCACGCCCGCGCTCGCCTTTACTTCCTCTTCCGTCTCGTCCAGGTCAATCGACCGGAACACGTCGCATCCGTTCGCAGCCACGGCCAGCACGCGCACCGGAAGGGGATTGGCCGTCGCAACGTCGCCGTCGTTCGTCCCGTCCGCGCCGTGAATCAACTTGATCCGCTGGTAGTGGACGCTGGAGATGTCGTCGGTCGCCGCAACCGCCCCACCAGTGCCTGAATTCAGCGTTACGTTGTCAGCCATTTAGCCTATCCCCATGAGCATCAATCGCTTCGGCACCGAGGGAACCGTGAACGTCGGGCTCGTCTCGCTCGAAAGCGTCCCGCCAAATGTGAGGTCGTAGCCGTTGCCAGAGTCGTCGCCCGTGTCGGTGTTGTCGGCGAGCGGCCAGAAGCCCCAATCGCCGCTAACCGGAGCGGAGTCCGCCGCATAGGCGAGCGCGTCGGTCGTGTCGATCCCCGTCCCGTACACGGCGCGCGCGTAGGCGTAATGGCCGAACACGCAGAAGGCGGCCGTGCTGTCGTTACCGATGGTCAGCGTGTTCGTGTATTGCGAGCCCGCGTTGTCGTTCGCGCGCCGGATGTAGGTCGCCGTCGCGAGGTCGGATAGCCGGATATAGCCCGCCTCCTGTCCCACGGTCGAGTTCTCGAGGACGTAGTAGTAGACCCACTCGTCCAGAAAGTTCGCGCCGCTGAATGTCTGCGCCGCGCCCGTGCCGCCGCCGGAATTGAAGATGATCTGCAGGAGCGGATCGGACGCGGTGCCGGCACCGAACGTATTGTCGAAGCCTAGCTTGACCTCGCGCGCGCCGGACTTGAACTGGATGATGTAACCCTCGGAGGTGAGGGCGTTCGAGTTCCCGCTCGACGGCCGATAGAGCCACACGCCGACGAAGCAGTTCGTGAATCCACCATCCGAAAGCGTCCCCGCGCCACCGCTCGGGATGGATCCTCGCGTAAGGTAGTCGGTGTCTGAATCAATGCCTACGGCCATTGGATTACGCCGAGAGAGCCGTGTAGGTCAGGGACGAACACGAAACCGTGTCGCCGCTCGCCACCGTGAGGCCGTTCGTCATGTCGATGTCGCCCGATGACGCCGTGACCGCGCAATGGATCACCACCGTCCCGCCGGAAGTCTGGAGCGTGGCAGTCGCCACCGCGCTCGCATTACCCGTCGCGTTGGTATCCGAGGTGATCGCGTTCGCCGTCGCTGTTCCCGATGACGAATCACCGAACGCATCTGCCGTAAGCGGAAGCGTGGCGACCGCAGTTCCAGGCGCCCCGACGTTACCGGCGAGCCGGAACACAAGGTTCCCGCTCGCGCCGATCAGGGCCGTAACCGCGTCCGTCGCGGCATCGCGAGCCGCCGTGCTATGCGTGACTGCCATCGTCCTGCTCCTTTTCCGTGGGCTCCTCGCCCGTCACCGTGCCGATCAGTTCCACCGTCTCGACCTTGCCAGTAGCCTTGCGCGTGATTTCGACGGTCATTCGCAATTCGCCCGTCTGCCCCTTGAGTTCGCTCATTGCACCATCCCTCCGTCTTCCATCGGCATTTCGGGAACCTCCATCACATCCAGCACCAGCCCCGTTCCCGGATCGCGGTTCGGAATGCGGCGCTTCGGCGCCAGCACGGCCCGCACCAGCTTGTCGGACTGCTCCGCGTTTACCGCCATCGCCTGGAGCATCGCCTGCGACATGCCCTGCACCTGTTCGGCAAGCGCGCGCACGGGGTCAACGGGCGCCCCGGCAATGTCATCGGGCGTGAGCGCCTGCACAACCGTCTGTTGCACGATTGCCATCACTTGGTCCGGCGTCATCGCAACCGAGGTCAACTCCAGTCGCTTCGTCTTGGCCTCGTAATCCTTGATATCGAGTTCCTGCGCCTTAAGGTCCGACATCCGGCGCGCTTCATCGGCGTCTGCCTCGGCTGCCTTCAACGCCTCCTGCGCCTCGGCCACGATCTGCTGCGCCTGCTGCAAGGCCTCCTCGCGCTGATCGATCTCCACCTGTGCGGCCTCGACAACGGCGCGGATCTTCGGGTCTTCCTCGCCTTCTTCAGCCTGTTCGGCCTTCTCGATGGCGGCCTTCATCTCGGGCGGCATCAAGGCCTTGGTGCGCTCGGCCCACTCCTCGGCACCCGGCCAGTCCATGTTCCTGGCCATCAGGTCGCCGTGCGTCATCATCACTTGCGGGTTGCCGCGCGCGATCTCGAGCTGCGCGTCCAAGGCTTCCATGCGCTTCGTGGTGTAGCTCGGGCCGGTATCGACCTCGACGTCGTACTCGCCCGCGCCCAGGTTGAACACCTTGAGCCCATCCATGTCGGCCTTCGGGACGCCACCGGGAAGCGGCTGCGCCTGGACATAGGCCTCGTCAGCCTCGCCGTCCTCGCTCACCAGACGCACCACGCGCCGGGAGTCGTAAATCTTCGGGATCAGGTCGAGAAGCTGCCGGCCGAGATAGCGGATGGCCCGGTTCAGGTTGTCGTGATAGTGGAACGTGGCGACATCTCCCTCACGCTGGCGGGCCATGATCGCGCGTCCAGACTTCTCGTTCGACGGCGCCCCGAGCGTCGCGTTGTACATGCCAAGCGCGCTCTGAATGTCGTGTTCCGCGTGCTGCATTTCGGCAGCGAAACCGGCCGGGATGTCAGATGCGGCCTCGCGCCTGGGCGGCGGCAGGATAGTCCCGCCAACCTCGACGGGGTTGTACGTCAATACCGCGTGGTTGTCGGTGTGCGCCGTGTCCCAATTCGGATCGTCTTCCGTCTGGCCGACTGCCGCGACCCATGGGGCTTTCGGCGTCAGCGCAACCCGTTCAGCGAATGCCGTCCGCGCGAAGTTGTAAAGCATCTGGCCGTCCTTGCCGATGCGATACAGACCCGAATACTCGACCTTGCCGTTGATGTCCGTCTCGGTCCCGTAAACCGGGATAATCGGGATGTACTGCCCCGCCCAATCGCGCTCCTCAAGGATCTCGGCGCCCGTCATCCGGCACCACTTCACCTTGTCGATCTTGGCCTCGCGCGTTTCCTTGACGGGCATCATGTCCTGCACGCCCTCCGCGATGGCCTTCTCGTACTCGTCCTTCGTCACCGTCACGCCGTCGGTGAGTTGGTAGATCGTCTCTGTGGCCGGCTCCTTGTACCAGTACTCGACAACGCGCACGTCGTCGTCGGTCATCCAGCCCTCGCCCCAATCGCTAGACTTGGCCTCGACATCCTTCGCCTTCGGCCACTTCGCCTTGTAGACGCTCTTGGGCATCGTGTCGACGACGAACCCATCCTCGGCGTCCGACCCGTCTGCGGATTGGTGGGGTGCGAGCAGCACCGCGAGCGAGTTGCGGACCCGCTCGATGCGAATCTCCTGGTCGAAGCTCTTGGGGCTGACGTACTCGGTCAACACGCGGAAGTACCCGAACCCGTGCCCGACGGAATGGTCGAGCGCCGTATCGAAGGCTTGGTCCGCGTTCGACGCCATGAGGATCGATCGCGTAAGGCCCTGGAAAGCGTCGGCCACATCTTCGTCGCCCTCGCCCTTCGGCCTGAACTTGATGGCGGGGCGATTCTGCCGGCCATCGTTTACCACTTGGCGCACGTACTGGTTGATCTTGTCGAGGACGAGCGCGGGACGGTTGGAGTCGTCGCGGCGCTTCTTCATCGCCTCGGGCCATTGGTCGCCAGCGCGGAACTTGATGTCATCGAGCGCACGCTTGCGGTTGTCGGCCCAGTACTCCTCGATGACCTTGTAGCGGTCCTTGGCGCGTTTCAGCAACGCATCCTTGCGCGCTGTATCGCCGCTCGGCTTCGATTCGCCTTCGACCGTCTCGGGCTTCTTGATTCGTGCCATGGCTTATCCCATCCAGCCGCCGACGACGGGACGGCGAATTGCCTTCTCGCGCTTCGGTGAGGCCTTCGCAGCCTTTCGCACGCCCTCGCAGGCATAGCGCAAGGCGTCGATGTAGTGGTTGTTCTTGTCCTCCAGCACCGGCAGGACGTGGCCGGTCAGCCGGTCCACCTTCCATGCGTAGCTCTTGAGTTCCGCGATAAGGCCCGCACAGCGCGGATGCACGATCAGGTCGTAGGACTTCAGGAACTCGACGCCATCCTCGAGCGAGCCCTTGCCCTTGATGGCCGAGTTGATTCGTGGGAACCCGTGCGCCCGCATGTAGCTAACCGTCTCGGGACGCGAGCTGTCGGCCGTGATGAACCACTTGCGGGCGTCTGGCACGCGGTCAAACAGGTCCGGCGTCTGGTCGATCTCGCATCCGACCATCCCGGCCTCGTGGTCGATGCGGATTTCGCGCTCGCCCTGGAGATAGGCGCGCACCAGCACGGTCGGATCGTTCGCGAAGCCCCAATCCGCGCCCATGCGGAAGGTCGTCCCGCGCGGGGCTTCGAAGTCCTCCACGCGCCAATTCTTGAAGACGAGCGCCTCGGACATCTTCCTGTACGCGCCGCACCAGACGTGCTGATACTTGTCCGGGTCGCGCTTGCGGTCGTGTTCCATCTCGTCGCGCAGCACCTTCGGGAACCAAGGGTTATCCCAGTAGTGCGCCTCGACGACGATGCAGTCCTTCGGCCGGTTGTCGGGCGCGAAAAACTGCTCGATTGGGTCATCCTCGCTGTTCGGGTTCCAACTGAACCAAAGCTGGCTGCCGTCCTTGCGGATGGTCGGACGCAGGAGGTCGAGCGAGCGTTGCGAGATCGTCTGGGCCTCCTCGATCCACGCGATGTCGAAGCCTTCCAGGGACTTGATGTTCTCGGCGTTGAAGTCCTGCATGCCCCGGAATATGATCCGGCCGCCGCGCGATGACAGGATGCGGTCGCGCTGAACGTCGAAGAATTGGCCGAGCCCGTACCGCTGGATCGTCTGCTCGATGAGTTTCTTCACCGATTGGTCGAGCGTGTCCTGCACCTCGCGGATGCACACGACATCGAGCTTCTGGCAGTAGGCGAGTTCGACAATCAGGCCGGCGAAGAACCAGCTTTTCGCGCTGCCCCGCCCACCCTTGGCGCCCAGGTAGCGGGCAGGCTTAAGGAGCGGCTGGAACACGCGCGCGGTCGGGATCTCGAGGACCGAACCTTCGGCCGTCACTTGGGCGCCTGCGGATCGACCAGTAGGCGCTTGACCGTCGTCACGACATCAACTGCCCCGCCGTCCGCCCCCGTGAGCGCCAGCGTGGCCGCGTCGCCGTACTTCTTCGGCTTCAGCTTGGAGGCGACCCACTTGCGGGCGTCGATGCGGTTTTTCTGCCACGTGACCCACCCGGCATCGACACGGGCCGCGCCGTCCTGCGCTACGACTTGCGGCGGTTCCTCGTCGGAAAGTGCGGTGATTTCGTCGGCGTGGGCGTCGGCTTGGAGGTCGCGCGCGCGGGCGTATTGGGTCGTGAATTCTTGGCTCGTTGCAAGCCATTCCCAAATCGCCTGAATCCGTGGCATCCCGTCGTCGCGGCAGATGGCCCGGAGGGATTCGCCGGCTGCCAGTCTCGCAAGGATCTGCCCGGCAAGTTCCGGGTCATAGGGTCGCTCGCGAAGTCGGGTCGGGGTTTCCACGCCCGCAATTTGGCCCGAACGCAGTTCGGGTTTGGGATAACTAGGCGACCTTGCGCAGGACTTCGTGGCGCCTGATGGCCTCGTCCAGGTCGTCTAGGAACGCGGAGGACGAGAACGGTTCGGCGTAGTGGCCCACGGGGATCACGTCCATGGGGATGGCTGGCCGGCCGCGGAGGTTGACGTGGACGGTGGCCGGGTCGAAGGGCTCGGAGCGGACGTGGATTCTGCCGGATTCGCGGCAGTACCAGACGGCGATGCAGCCGAGTTCGGACAGCCGGGCGGCGAACCTGCGCTGCAGCCGGATGCGGTCGGTGGAGTTCATGCGGCCTCCTGGTCGTCCTCGCCGGGCTGGCGGATGGGTTTCGGGAGCCACTTGGCGAGCGGGCTTACTGCGAGGTGTTCAATGGGGCAAAGGCGCTCGCGCAGGGCTTTGACGGCTGGCGGTTCGTTGGCGTAGACCTCGCGCCTGCGGCGATCAACCCACGCCTCGGCCTTGTTCGGCATGGAGGCCCATCGCTGCGAGGCTTCCACGATCTGCGAGGCCATTGCTGGGCTCTGGCTGCGCGCGTGGTAGGCGCAGAACCAGCGGCACTCGCCCAGGGTGGAATCGGCGCGCGTTCCGGGGAATTCGCACTGCTCGCCGTCGGACATCCAGTTGCAGCGGCTCATCGGACGGACTCCTCGGCCTTGGTTGCGAGCTTGGTTCGGATGCGGTTGCGAAGGCCGTCCCACGACTCGCCGCCCCTTGCCGGCCAGAGCCCGAGTTCGCGGGCCTTGGCCTCGGTTGCGCGCTCGTCGGTTGCCCAGGCGGCAGCCTTGCCGTTCGGCTTGGAGGGGCCGGTCCGGATGCGCTCGATGATCGCGGCTAGGTAGGGCGGGGATAGCTGGCCCTCGTTCGACTTTTTCGCCTCGGCGATGGCCTTGCGGAGTTCCTCGACGGTGACGCCATCGCGGACCATCTCGACCACGGCCGGATGGCAGGCGGTGCCCCTGACGCCGTTCGCGGACATGACGCCCCAAAGCTCCCCGGCTCGTTCGTGCTGCGCGGTGCCGACTGCGAGGCCAACCCGCAGGGCTTCGACTGCCGCGTGGACGGCGGGATCGGGCGGCGGGGTTTGGGTTGCTTCACCCCCGTCGGGGGGAACCACACCCGCAGGGGGTTCCGAATCCGGCGTGGTTTCAATTGGCACTGCGGGTGTTGTTTCTTTCCCTTCCCTTCCCTTCCCTTCCATTCCCTTCCCTTCCGTCGGCGGGACTCGGGG